CGGCGTTGCGGTTGATGTTGGTGGCACCGTTGGCACCACGCTCGGCCTGGACGATCTCCAGTGCCTGGGCGCGCAGAGTCGGCGGCACCACCAGAAGCTTCGGTCGGATGCCCAACTTCTTACCGCGGTCGCCCGCCATGTTCTGCATCGAGGCGTAGGCATCATTGAAGGCCGTGGCGTCGAGGGTTTCCTTGGAGGCATAGGCCAACTGCCACAGGCCATAACCGGCGTTCAGCCGCGCATCCACGCCATAGATGTACTCCTTGCGCATGAACACGTTCTCGTCGGTTTCCTTGTCCATGGAGACGAAGTTGTAGTTCTTGCGCTTCTGCAGGATCACCGGCTTCATCACCCGGGTGGTATCCAGCAGGTACCACGCCGTACCGGAACCGCCCTGGAAGTTGCTGACCCCCACCTCGGCGCCGGCCTTGTTGGTCACCGGGTGATCGGTATCGAAGAAGTACTGGCCGTCGTAGCAGGTATTGCTGAAACCGCCTGCCACCAGGTCGTAGATCAGTGTGGACGGATGGTTGGCCGAGTCCTGGCCGAGCTGTCCCATCAGCGGGTTGAACAACCCGTAGCTGTCATCCTCGATGTTCTCGCGGGGCACGCCCACGGTGTTCTCGAAGGACTTGTTCTTGATGCTGTAGTCGTGCAGCGCCAGGTTCTGGATCACCCGGTCACCCAGCCACTCGCGGAACGCGGTGCTGTTGCCCAGCCAGCCGTATTGCTCCACCGAGTTGACCGACGGCACCTCCAGGGTAAAGGGCATGAAGTCCGGGGTGATACCAGCGAACGCGTTCTGGAAAGACGCCCTGTAGCCGGTGAACAGCATGTTCAGGTTTGCGCGGTTGATGATCATCTGAGTCTTGCTCCTTAGATTTCGACCCAGACGCCTGCCTCATCCACATCGCGGATGATGCCGGCGACCGAGCGGGTGTCGGTGGCGGAAGTCTTGGCGACCGTCTGGTCGTCGACGATGAAGCACTCGGCGCCGATATCGGCGCGGGTGATCTCGTCGGCCGAGGCGCTGTTGGCGAACTGGAACGTGCCGCGGCGGGTCTCGATGCGCAGAGCACCTGCAGCACCGTCACGGTTGTCTACCTGCTCCTGGGCAACACCACGCGCCTTCAGCGTGGTGGCGGTGGAACCGGGTACGGCGTTACCAGCCGCGTTCAGGCACACCAGGGAGCCGGCAAAGATGCGAGTGGCGGCGGCGACGGGATCGTTGAACTGCACGCCATCACGGCGGATGGTATTGCGGTCTTTGGCGAGCGCGGTCATGGCTTATTGCTCCTCGGCCTTGGCGGCCTTGAATTGCTCGACGGTCAGACCCATAGCCGAGCAAACAGCCAGCTCGTCCTGGGTCAGCCCGGTTTTCTCATCCGGCACCGGCGGTTCGCCCCGGGTTTGGCTGCCAGCCAGCGCGGCGATCGGCGCGGCGGCATCCAGGTAGGCGGTCAGCGCAGCGCGGTCCTTCTTCCCGAGATCGCGCGCCCAGCTTTCCATGGTCTTGTGCAGGCGCCCGTCATCCAGCGCGGCGGCGATCTGGCCGTCCAGATCCTTCTGGTCACGCTCACCCAGACGGGCGGTCAGCGCGGCCAGCTCGGCCTTCATGCCATCGACGACCGACATCGGCACGTACTGCGCCGGGTCGACGCTGGTGGCGGCCTTGGCCTTGAGGCCGGTGCAAGCTGCCACCAGGGCATCGCCGAAGACGTCGCCGTCATCCAGGCCCAGCAGCTTGCGCAGGTTGGCGGTATGGGCGGAGAGCGCGGCTACCGCCTGCTCCTCGGTGGTGTTCTCGGCCAGGCCGAGGGCGGCGATCAGTGCCAGCAGCAATGGGTTCACGGGGTTTTCCTCTGAAGGGTCATCGAAACAGCCGAACGACGCGGCGGCGCGCAGGCTGAGTGCCTGCATGCCGTCGATTGCCGGGGCATTGGTGAGCGCGCCCATCTGCACGTCCAGGACGTCGCCGGTGGTCGGGTGGTAAAGGAACACGGGGGAGAAATACTGGTACTCGCCCTCGGCGATGTACTGCGCGGCGCGGGCGGTCAGTTGCACCTGGGCGAACAGGCCTTCACCTTCACGCCACTGCAGGTCGGTGTACCAACCAGCAGCGGGCGCCGGCTGGCCGTTCTCTTCCTTGCGCAGGGTCTGGTGCTCGTAGTCGACCACCCGCTTGTTCTTGGTCGCACGGAAGCGCTCGATGACCTTGGCGGCCACCGCCTGGTTGATGTGCCAGGACGGCACCTTGATTTCACGACCATCCGCTGGTTTGAAGTGGCCCGCCGGGGTCACCTGCAGCCAGATGGTGTTGTCGGCAGCAGGCGTACCCAGCGAGTAACTGCAGGCGGCGAGTGCAACGGCGAGAGGGAGGCGTTTTGTCTTCATGCCGGCAGCTTGGCGTGGCAGGCCGGGCAAGTAATTTTGACGGGGCAAAAATCTGTTGTCGGGTGATTTGCGGCGTTTCGCGCGAAGGCCAGTCACTGCCGCCGCGCCTGCCGTGTTTATAAACGCCCAAACAGCCCCATAGCGGCCAGGCACTGTCCCGACACATACAACGGCAGCTCCTAAACGCCTCCAGGGGCCTTCCTGGCGCGTTTTGGCGTTATGCCGAATTTGGCATCAGGTACTTCATCGCGATATTGACCAACTCATAGCTGTCGTCGTCGCTGACACCCAACCAGGGTCGCGCCGGGATCTGGATTTTGTAGGCACCGATGGTGACCCACTGAGCAAAGTTGCTGCGCTTCTTGTTGACGAACTGGTTGCCAACGTCACCCGTCCGGCCGTCCTGGCGGAAGTAGGCCTGCTGACTGCGCGCAGCAATATCGATATCACCACCGAAGTGATGAATCGCCCCATAGACCATATTGGTTCCCACCAGTAGATCGCCGCCTACGACCTGAAATCTGAGCCCGTTGCTCAGCGGGCCATCGAGCACCAGGATCTTGTCCTGGTTCTTCTTCTTGCGCTTTAGGTAGGCCGGCGACAGCGCCTTCCAGGGCGTGCCATCAGGAGCGGACTGACTGACAAAACGCTTGGGCAATGCCTGGAAGGCCAGGTATTCGCCCATGTTACGCAACATGTCAGCGGGGTTTGCGGTTGCAGCTGCAGCCTCATTGATGATGGCTAGCGCCCCAACCGCATCGAACTCAAGCGTTGCGCCGGCCATGCTCAATCCTCGCGCCGGTACAGGCGCACGCCCTGGCGCAGCAGCTCGGCCACGCCCTCGCGGTCTGCCTCGATATCCCAGCTCCAGGCGTTGCCGGCCAGATCGATGACCACCAACTGCGTCAGCTGCTGGCCCAGGTTGAAGCGGCCGAGGTAGCGGCGCAGCACTTGGGATCTGCGCAGCGGTTCGGAGTACTCAAGGCGCGTCCAGATTTCGTCTGGCTGCAACAGCGTTTCCGCCAGCAGCGGCAGCAGCTCGCCCTGGCCCTGCACGGCCGGCGCGCCAGTTGGCTCCTGGAACATGGTCGGGCCGACTGCGATGCGCTCGCCCAGGACGTCGGTGAGCAGCTCGGCGGCATCGAGCTGGGCGCCGAAGGCATCGAGCGCGCGGCGGGCGTACTCGGCATCACTCATGCCTGCAGGCGGCAGGGTATCGGGGTCGATCACGCGCGGTACCGGCAGCGCATCCGGCGCCGGGCGATTGGGCAGGCCAGGCGCTGCGGATGGGATCAGCTCCTCACCCAGGCGCGGTACCGGCACCTGGCTTTCCAGCCGCGACTGGCCAGGGATGTGCTCGAAGCCGGGGTCGATGCCCACCGGCACCTCGACGGTGCGCGGGCCTTGCGGGCTGCGCTGGCCGATGGTGCGTTGCTCGAAGACGATCGGCGGCGCCGTGTCCGGCCCGGTCTTGCCCATGCGCACCAGGTCGTCATAGCTAAGCGCCCGCACACTGCACTGGCAGCCCCAGGCGTTGATCGGGAAGTGGTACTGCCACCACGGGTCATCCCAGCGCAGCACCATGCCGTTCCAGGCTTCGTGCTCCTCGCGCGGGTACTCGACCGCGTCGCTGTGCAGGTACTGCCAGTAAGGGCGCTCCTCGCGCACAGCCAGCAGCTGCTCATAGCGGCCGGCCATGTAGCTGCTGCGCATGTTGGTCTCGTAGATCACCCGCGAGCGCCAGTTGCGGCCGCCGTTATAGCTCCAGCCGTGCTTGGCGACGATGCGGTCGAAATCCTGGCGGAACTGCTCCAGGGTGGTGCCGCCCTCGATGGCGCGCTGCACGGCCTGGTGGAAGTCGGCCACCAGGTCGTCACGGTTGGCGCCGGCCACGGTGAACGCGTAGTCGTGCTCGCGGCCGTACACGTCCGTCCAGCCGTTGGTGGGCAGGTTGAGCTTGCGGCGCAGGAACTCGTTCTGCTCGCGGAACGGCAGCGACGTGGCGCTAACGGCCATTGGCGGCCTCCTGGACGATGTCCAGGCGCCCCTGCAGGGCAGCGGCGGCCAGCGCCTGGGCCATGGCCTCGGCGTACTGCTCGATGCTCATGTCCGGCAGTAGCTCGGCCAGGCCATCGCGGATCTGCTCCAGGCTCTCGGCCTGGTCCACCAACTGGCGGATACGCGCGATCCACTGGCCTGTCAGCGGCTGCAGGTCATCGTCCAGGCGATCGGCAGCGGTGGTGGCCGGCTTCTGTGCGGTAGCCGCCGCACGGCCTGCAGGCGGCTCGGGCTCGGTCGGTACCAATGGCTCGGCCTGCAACTGCAGCACGTCCTCGCCCTCGGCCGGCTCGGGGATGGCGAGTTTCTCCTGGGCCCACTGGCGCGGGATCTTGAACCCCATCTCCACCAGTTTGGGCAGGGCCTCGGCGTACAGCGCCAGGTCTTCCGGCTGTTGCACGTCGAACACCAGCCGCGGGCAGCGCTGCCAGCTGTCGGCCAGGCCGTTGAGCACGGCGATGGGGTAGATCAGGTCACGGCTCAGGGTGGCGGCCAACTGGCCGGCGTCGGAGTCGCGCAGATCGAGGCGCACCTCGTTGTGCACATTGCCCAGGGCGTTGGTGTTGGTGCCCTCGCCGGTGCCGCTGGTCAGCGTGCCGCCGAGGATCGCCTTGCTCTGGGTGCGCTCGCACCAGTCGATCATGAGCTTGAACGCGGCCGGGTCCCCCTCGGCGGCGTTGAGGAAATCCATCTCCATGCCGATTGGGATGATACCGGCGGCGCTGTGGCCGAGCTGGGCCAGGGCGCGCAGCAGGGTCAACTTCTCCTTCTCGGTGGCGCCGCCCGGGTACTTGCCCACGCGCATGGGGATGCCGTAGATCTCCAGGAACTCGGCCAGGTCGCCCACGCTGTAGTTCTTGAACAGGTACGGCCACACCAGCACGCGGAACAGCGCGCTGCGCTCCAGGTAGCCGCTCTTGGCTTTGTGCACATGGGTGATCCAGCCGAACGGCTGCAACGGCTCGCCACCCATGGCGCCGCGCAGGCGAATCTCCTGGCGCCGGCCGCGCACCAGTTGGAACCAGGTTTGCGGGCGGTAGTCGATCGCCCTCGGCAGCCAGTCACCGTCCACCCGGTGCCAGCCGTCGAACTCCAGGCAGGCAAAGCCCTTGCCGATGGCGTCGGTCACATCGAACAGCATCGCCTCGAAGTCATCCAGGCAGGCCAGCAGGCTCTCCAGCACCTCGGCGGCCTGTTTCTCCCTGACGCTGGGGTTGTCCGGCGGCACGATCTGCCAGGCCAGTTGGGCCACGGCGCGCCGGCGCTTGCCCATCTCGGCATGCACGTGGCCGTCCTTCTCCTCGATGTCCTCGAACAGCTCGTACTGGCCGACGATATCGCCCTGTTCGGCGGCATCGAGCAGCGCGGCCAGGCGGCTGGGCGTCAGCCCGCGCGAGGGGTGGTTGCCCACCTCGTGGTGCA